ACATTGGTATCTAACGCAAGAGCGGGGAATCCTACTGTTTCTGAAACAGAAGTTAAAATTCCTAAATTAAAAAAATGAAATTTGACAATGCTACTGAAGCAGACAGAATTCATAAATTAACACCAAACAATACCCAAGCTTCTGATACAAGAAATGTTAACCCTACATTGGTATCTAGCGCAAGAGCGGGTAATCCTACTGNTTCTGAAACAGAAGTTAAAATTCCTNAAATAAATAAAGAAAATCCAGTAGAAAAAAATGAACGAAAGTTCCATTGGGAAGAAAGAATAAATCCTGATACTGGCAAAAAACAAAGAAGGAAAGTATATGAGTGATGAAAAACAACCTCAATATGGCGAATGGGAAGATGTTGATAATCAAAAAAATGACACTCCTCCAGTAATTCCTTCTCCTTCAATGGAAGATAAAGCTCCATTGCTAAGAAAATTTCATGAATTAACACCTGCGGAACTTGGTTTAGGTGCGGCAGGAATTGCTGCTGTTACTATGGCAGGTGGTCAGCTTATTAAAAATGCAGTTAGTCGAATATTTCCTTCTGAAAGCGAAAGACAATATCGTGAACAAAATAATATACAAATAGAAAAGTTAAATAGAGGATTTGGTCAAAAAACAGAAAGTGATATTGAACATCAACAAAGATTAAGAGAAATTGAATACTCCATTGCTCAAGAAAAGTTAAATAGAGAAAGAATTAGAACTCAACAATTGCAAGCAAAAGAAGGAATTGCTTCTACTGAAAAACCAAGTGNAGTACCTGCTAATGTTGCAGGATCTACTGTTGAACTTCCAAATACTGCTACGNCNGGCATCCAAACTACGCCAACTGCTACTGCTGAATCAACTTTAGGTATGTTACCTCCTGTAACTCATAATGCTCAGGGTGTACCTGCACCATTTGCAGTTCCTGCACAAATTAATCCCTCTAGTAATCCTACTGGAGCTATAGGGGTTGGTAATATGCCTGAAGGGGGTTCACCTGCTCCTTTTTCTACTCAACCTGTTATTCCTAGTCCTCCTGCAAATCCACCTGCTACTCCTGCTCCTCTTGCCACTCCTCCTGCTACACCTGCACAACAAGTTATAGAGCAAACTACTGGGACAGCGCCTAAGCCTCCAGTATCAAATCAATCTGCTATTGGAGAGGTTTCTGCTAATCCTGTTGAAAGTGGTTCAGAGGCCAATCCATTGCATGAGCCTGGTTCTGATGTTGGAAAAACACAGATAGAAGCTACTTTGGATTCTACAAATCCTAATGTTGAAGGAAAACAAAGAGGAGGTATATCTGAAAAACCAAGGAATAACCCAACTAAAGCTAAAAGGGAAGTAGGATATTCTGAAGAAAATAAAATTTCTCGTGAATTGCATGGTGAGCCAATAATGACTACTTCTAATAAAACACATGAAGAGTTGGCTGAAATTGCTAAAACTCCACAAATGAAAGAGTTTTACAAACAACAATACGAAGGAAATGATAAGCTTAAAAAAGCTGTTGCTCAGGCTTATAAAACTGGAAGACTAAATGAGGGTGATATCTTTATTCCTAATGCTAAAGGAGGAACTACTCATTTTTTAAACATGAATTACAACAAAGGTGAAGATGATGTTCTAAAAGATTACAAAGCTTTTAGAGATAAATATTACCAAGGAAGACCTGATATTCCTTATGATGATGAATATCTTAAAAATGTTAAAGAATTTAATGCAAAACGAAATCCTGCATCATCTATACCTGGATTAGAAAAAATGTCGGGTGAACAAGTTGGAAAAGCAAATCCTGAAGAGACAAATTTCTTTAAATCTAAACATTTGCGGACAGCTACAATTGGATCAACTGCTGGCCTTATTTTAACTGCGAGTCAAATGGCACAAGCTGCTCAAGAAGCTCAAAAAGGCAATTTAGCACCTACAGAAGATTTAGCAGTTCAAGCAGGAGCGACTGCTTTATTATCTAAACTGTTTGGATTAGGCGCAAAAGGTGCTGGAGCAGGTGTTGCATTAGGAACTTATGCGCCAGAATTAATGCCAGATGAAGAAAAGCAACTTGCACAACATAGATATGCTTACAAAATGTCCAAGAAAAATGGTGCAGGTAGAGGTCAACTAAATTCAACTAAATAATCATGGAAAACATAACTCACGAACAAATATACGAAAGATTGGTATCTTTAGAATCCAAGGTTGATGATATTGATGCCAATACCAAAGACATGGTACAAGCCTTTCAAAACGTCCAAGGTGCGTTTAAAGTGTTAGGTTGGATTGCTAGTGTTGCCAAGCCTATTATTATTGTTGTAGGGTTCTTTACTGCGTTTACTGCATTTATTCAGTTCTGGAAGAAGTAAGTGGATCCAATTAGCGGTTGCTTGATGGTTCTTTCTGCTGTTAAGCAGGGTGTTGCCATGTACAAGGAATTTAAATCTACTGGCAAAGAGGCTTTTGGGATCATGCAAGAAATATCTCAAGGATTGGGATCATTCTTTGAGCATAGTGAAAAAGCCCACAAGGAAATAAAACAAAGAGAAAAAGAACCAGTTAAGGGAAAGTCTATTCAAGCCCAAGCCTTAGAAAACGTCATGGCTAGAAAGCAACTTGAAAAGGCATCTTACGAACTTAGACAAACATTAATTTATGATACTCCTCCTGAGTTGGGGGCAATGTGGGAAGAGTTTCAAAAAGAAAGAGATAGATTATTAGCAGATAAGGCAAAGTTTGAGATTGCTCAAAAAAAAAGGACATCAAAGAGGCTCAAGAAAAACAAAGGCATCTGGATGTTTTGCACTACAGAATTGCTATTGCAACCTCGATCATTGCGGTACTGTTAACAATTTTTGGGTTAATGTTTTATATTAGACAAGATTATTTAACACGCCGAGAAGATGATGGTTGGTATATAGAGTTTAAAAAGAACTTTATGAATGATGGTAAAGAGGTTGAGTGTTACAAAATGTTTAGACAAACTGGGTATTTGCCCAGATACTGTAATTAAGGGGGTTATATGGATTGGATAAAAACGATTGAGCAACTAGCACCAACGATTGCATCTGCTTTGGGTACTCCAGTTGCAGGCATGGCGGTATCAGCTTTAGAATCAGCTTTAGGCATGAAATCTGAGGATATTCAAAAGAATATTGAGGATAGTAAATTAACTGCTGAACAAGTTGCATCTATACAACAGGCTGAGATTGCGTTAAAAGCTAAAGCGCAAGAGTTGGGTTTGAACTTTGAGCAAATGGCGGTTCAGGACAGAAAATCTGCTCGTGATCTTCAGCAAAACACTCATTCTTTTATTCCGCCAGTTTTAGCAATATTGGTTACGATTGGATTTTTCAGTATATTGGTCGGTCTAATGATGGAAACATTTAAAACGTCTGATGCTTTGCTTTTGATGTTAGGTTCGCTTGGTACGGCATGGACTGCGATCATGTCTTTTTACTTTGGTAGCTCTGCAGGCTCACAAGCCAAGGATGCTATGTTACATAACTCACAACCCACAAAATGATTAATTCAAGAAACTTAGATGACTTACTTCCACAAGTTAAAGCAAGAGTTGAAGATTTTATTAAGGCTTGTCAGCATAATGGCATCGACATCTTGGTTACTTCTACATATCGGGATTATGAAAGTCAAGATGCTCTTTATGCTCAAGGGCGCACAACTCAGGGCAAAATTGTCACAAATGCAAGAGGAGGAGATTCTTTTCATAATCATAGGTGCGCTGTGGATATTGTGCCTGTGGTTAATGGCAAGCCAGACTGGGACGGAAGTCACCCTGTTTGGGCACAAATAGGTGCAATCGGGCAAGAATGCGGTTTAGAGTGGGCAGGTAATTGGAAATCTTTTAAAGAATTAGCTCATTTCCAATATACAAATAATCTTACACTTTCAGATTTAAAAGCAGGTAAGAAGATAGAAGGTTAGTAGATTAGTCTGCCTTCTGTCAGGTTTAAAAGGATATGTACCGCTTCAAAATTTCAGGGGGAGCGGTACAAGACCAAGTTTTTCACATCTACAAGGTTAGTTGCTTGGCGCAATTATGATCCCCCTAAGAATCTAGTTTATTAATAGCAAGAATAGCTAACCAACAGGTTGTCGTAAAAATAGTTCCTGCAATCATGCAAACTGTTGCAAACAAAATAGCATCTAATAGCATATTATTTCTCCGATATGGGGGTAGACAAAAGGGGTAAGGAGTCCA